AAAAAGGTTTCATATGGAGACACCTATAAAGAACTTTTTCATTTTAGGTGCAATGATTGATTATGGTGTTAAACATAATATTCATAATTATTCATTTGGTAATTATGAATTGGATGCAGCTGAAGTAACAAAGGCAGTACTTGGAACAGATTATTCAGATAGTTATGAACCATTTGTAGACTTATATTCTTTCTATCAATCTGTTATACCTAATTTTAAACAACACATATGTGTAAAAGATGAATATGATGCTTATAGAATTTTGTTTGAAGAGAATCCAAAATTAATTGATAATATATCTTCCTGTATGTTGAGGGATATGTATTTGAAAAATGTGAGAAAGGCAAATAAAAGGAAGTTTCCAGATGTGCAATTGGGGAAATATAGTTGCGGTAGTTGTAGAAAATGTGTAGTAGAATATTTTATGGTTGAAGATTTAAAAGATAATGATTATAATTTAGATTACGTGAAAAAATGTATGCAAATATTGAATAAGTATTATAAGGATCAAGGCAGAAAAACATTTAAAATAACGGATTATGAATCTATTTTGGCAAGTATGGTTTATAATAAAAAAATAGAAAAACGGATTATGGATAGGATAAAGGCATGAGTGATTTTTTAAAAAAGATAGTGAAGGAAGTGGGAAATGAATATGCATCTCTCGCATCAGAAGGAATAGAAGCAGGAGATGTAGACAGTTTTATAGATACTGGTTCGTATATTTTTAATGCTTTGTTAAGCGGAAGTTTGTATGGAGGACTTCCCTCGAATAAGATAACTGCCCTCGCCGGCGAAAGTGCCACAGGGAAGACCTACTTTCTTATGGGAGTAATCAAGAGTTTTCTTGATAAAAATCCAAAGGCATCTGTTGCCTACTTTGAGTCAGAAAGTGCTGTCACCAAACAGATGATTTTGGATAGAGGCATTGACGCAGATAGAATGACAATTTTTCCTGTTACTACGGTACAGGAATTTAGAACACAGTCACTCAAGATTTTAGATATATATCTTGAGTCAGATCGACAACCTTTCTTTTTATGTCTTGATTCATTAGGAATGTTGTCCACCACAAAGGAAGTAGAGGATACTGCCGAAGGCAAAGAAACAAGAGACATGACAAGAGCACAAGTTCTCAAGGCAGCGTTTCGAGTTCTAACTTTGAAACTAGGTCGGGCAAAGGTTCCTATGGTAGTTACTAATCATACATATGATGTTGTTGGTTCCATGTTTCCTCAGAAAGAGATGGGTGGTGGTTCTGGTCTTAAATATGCCGCCTCTTCGATAGTTTATTTGTCAAGAAAAAAGGAAAAGGATGGCACAGTAGTCATTGGCAATATCATTCATTGCAAAAATCATAAGTCTCGATTGACTGTAGAGAATAGAGTGGTTGATGTTAGATTGACCTATGACAAAGGACTTGATCGATATTATGGATTGTTAGAACTTGCAGAAAAGTATGGAGTGTTTAAGAAAGTATCTACTCGTTATGAACTGCCTGATGGAAGTAAACAATTTGGCAAGTCGATATTGAATGACCCCGATACCTTTTTCACAGAAGATGTTATGAAGAAACTTGAGGAATGTGCTGGTAAGGAGTTCAAGTATGGATCATCTATGTAGAATCTACAAAGATGTTTTATCTCCCGAAGTGTGTAAGGGCATGATTGAGAAATTTGAGAATCATCCAGAACAATATGAAAGACATCATAAAGGTAAAATGAGTTTTTCTCAAATTAAATTACAACATCATAAGGAATGGGGTGAAGAGGTAAATATTTTAATAAAGATTTACTTAGAATATGTAAAGGAATACAAGAAAACATGTCTTAATGGTGATTATCAATGGCCCCAAAAATATGGATTTGAAGAAATTAGAATGAAGAAATATTTGCCTTATGTCGATGAATTTGAAGATCATGTTGATGTACACAATCATGAGAATGCCAGACGATTTCTTGCGTTTTTTATATATCTAGATAGTAATGAAGAGGGACAAACTGCATTTCGAATAAAAGATATTCATTGGTATTCAGAATGTATTCAAGGCAATCTTTTGATGTTTCCACCAATGTGGCCGTGGATTCATGCTGGTAGAAAACCAATAAAAGTGCCAAAATATATCGTAGGGAGTTACTTACATTATGTCTGATATAAAAGATACTTATACCTTTGTTTCTGACAATGATAAAAATTGGCAATGTATAGGTATAAATGGGGGTAAATTTCATGGGGTTATCTATAAATATGGCAAGGTAGAAATACCAAAACCACCATCAGAAGATTATGTAGGAGACTTGCCTTTTAGGTTTAATTATGATATAGTAGATCCTAATGGATTAGAAAGAGAAAGTTTTGATAAGGAGTTTTTTACACTCATAGGAGACATTCTTGTAGATATTATAGAAGAGCAAATAGAAGGAGATAATCTTGAGTATAAATCAGACGATTGAAAGAACGGCATTAACTCAATTAGTTTCTAACGAGGAATATGCACGTAAAGTTCTCCCTCACATGAAGGGAGATTATTTTTCAGATCGAACTGAGAAAACGATATTTGAAGAAATTGCAAAGTTCGTTGACAAGTATAAGAAAATACCAACTCAGACCTCATTAGAAATTGAGGTTCAAAGTAGGAAAGATTTAAATGAGTTAGACTACAAGAAAGTAGTTGAAGTTATAAAAACACTAAAATCTACAGATGTAGATTTCGATTGGTTGTGTGATACAACTGAACAATTTTGTAAGGATAAGGCGGTATATAATGCGATTGTTAAAGGCATACAAATCATTGATGGAAAAGATAAAGATAGAGATGTATCTGCAATTCCGAGCATTCTCACAGATGCCCTTGCTGTGGGTTTCGATAATGCTGTTGGCCACGATTACCTGTTGGATAGTGACTCCCGATATGAATATTATCACACAGTAGAGGAGAAGATTCCGTTTGATCTGGAGTTCTTCAATAAGATCACCAAGGGAGGACTGCCCCCCAAGACACTGAACATTGCACTTGCTGGCACAGGTGTTGGTAAGTCTTTGTTCATGTGTCATGTCGCTGCAAACTGTTTGTCTCAGGGGAAGAATGTACTTTATATTACATTAGAGATGGCAGAGGAACGGATCGCAGAACGGATTGATGCAAATTTAATGAACATAAGTATGGAAGATTTGCATGATTTGCCGAAGAAGATGTTTGATGATAAAATTGCAAAGATTATAAAATCCACTTCTGGAACTTTGATTGTAAAGGAGTATCCAACTGCTTCGGCACATGCTGGTCATTTTAGAGGATTGATTAAAGAACTTGCTATTAAGAAATCTTTTAAACCAGATATTGTATTCGTGGATTATATAAATATTTGTGCGTCCAGTAGATTTAAGGGAGCAAGTAATGTTAATTCCTATACAATGGTGAAAAGTTGTGCAGAAGAAATGCGAGGGTTAGCAGTGGAACTGAATTTGCCTATATTCACAGCAACTCAAACTACCAGATCAGGATTTTCTTCTACAGATGTAGATATGACAGATACTGCTGAGTCTTGGGGGTTGCCCCAGACTGCTGATTTCTTATTTGCTTTGATCTCTAATGAAGAACTTGATGAACTTAATCAGATAGCAGTCAAGCAGTTGAAGAACCGTTATAATGATCCCACGATAAACAAAAGATTCGTTATAGGAATAGACCGTGCTAGGATGAGATTATCGGATGTCAAAATATCAGAACAAAGTGATCTTGTAGATAGTGGTCAAGAAGATTTTCTGGACCCCGTTCCTTCTGGACAGGTATTTGGAGAAGGATGGAAGGTATGAGTCTATGGAAGTTTGATTTTAACTTTGATAGAAAACGATTACTTCAAGAAGCAACAGCAATCGGAGGGTACAAACCATTTACTGATGTAGGAAATCAATCTAATGAAGATTTTGTTGAATGGTTTGATAAGAATCCCCATTTAAAAAAGAAGGTTTCGAAATTTTATGAAAAACTACGAGTGCATGTTAAGGATGTAGATAAATGCCCATATGCCTTATCTCTCGCAAAATATTTTACAGATTTAACAGGAATGGAATCTTACCCTAGATTTTATTATCAGAAAAAAGGATATCGATTGGGTCTTCATACAGATCGTGGCACTCAATGCAGTATAAATTTTGTATTGACAGAAGACCCCGATCCCATATATTTTGAAAATGATGAACAGGTTTATTACAGGGTGGGTCTTTTGAACACATCTGAAAAACATGCTGTATATACTACTAAAGATAGATATTTATTTAAATTAAGTTTTGCAGAGGGAACTTTTAAGGAAATAA